TATATAATTCATCATAGTGTTTATTACTTATCCCTATAAACAACCCCTGTTCTATGCCTTCTAAAGTTATCATATAGATATCTTCTTTATTATACGTTTCCATTTATCTCCTTTCTCGATTTCATAAGAAATCAACCTTTCATTTTTGCAGGTACAAAATCTTCATACCCACTACATATCTTTAATCTTTATTTTTAATCTTTCTAAGTTCAAATATCTTTCAGACTCATATTTTGTACTATCATCTATAATCATATTAGTCTGTTCTTCACAAATAAGTTCTATGAGTAATTTCTTTTCTTCTTTTGACATTTTTATTCCTCCTCGCAAACTAGAACAGTATGCATTACAGAATCATCTAAATTAGCATGAGTTCTTTTCTGCTTAACCGTTTTAATATAATATTCTCTGTCTCCAACTTGCACTGTCACGAAGTTGTCTTTGCTATACAACTCGTTCGCAAGTGCTCGACAAGTAACATATCCACTATATATTTGAATCACTTCCTTCCTATTTAATATAACGATCCATATAAAAGTCTATAATATATGTAATCAGTTCACTTCGATTCATCTGTACTGTAGACAAACAGTTCTCAATCCACGGATGGATGTTGTTATTTACATCGCCTTCTGTATAAGCAATAACAGGGATATCTAATCTGTTTGCTTCATACAATTCAATAGCCGTTCCAATACTCTCTGAAATACCTCCGACATTTACAATCACAATATCACTCTGTCTGACCATATTAAGGTCAAACTGCATAACTTCTTTCTCTAAATGTCTATCCATCTTCTCAAAGTCAAAGTATTCAGCAGGATTAATAACTTGAATCTTCGCACCGATTAAATGTGCTACCTCAATTAGCTCATCAGAAATAATATTTCTCCATTTTGTATATTCTTCTTTGCTAAGTCCTGACATTTTTCCAGCCAAATAAATAATTAATTTATCATTTTTCATCTTGTCTACTCCTAAGAATCTTTTCATACCAATACAAGACATTCTCAACAACGTTATCAATATTGTCATTTAAGTTATTATAAACAATTCTGTCTGCCAACATTTCGGCATCTTTGAAGTCCTTGATATCGGAGGAAATACGCCTTTCAACTTCCTTTAAATCGTCTCCACGAAACTCTAAACGGTGTCTAATCGTCTTTAAATTGCTATAAAGATACACTGCAATCAAATTTACGTTATTATTTTTCAAATCACGTACTCCATCAGGAGTTAGAATAATCACATCTTTATCTGATGCATTCATACAATCATCTAAAGCAGTTCCGTAATACCAAATACCATCATTTGTTACATAATCTTTCCATTCTGCGAAGAATCCATTATTAATTTTTTCAATAAATTCATCTGTGGAAATAAAATGATATGTAATGTCTTGTTTTTCGTCCTTTCTCATTGGACGTGTAGTATATGTGATAATTGGACTGAAATGGCAATTCTCTACCAATCGATCTCTGACTAAATTCTTACCAGATGCTGTTTTACCCATTAATATCAACATATTATTTATCCTCATCAAGAATATCAATTACTTTTCCGTCATTGATAATTACAGTCATATTCTTGGCATACAAATTTAAGCAGTCGTTTAATGTAATCTCATCTAATTCTAATACTTGTCCATAATTTTTCATTTTATAACCTCATACTTTCTACAAATCTCATTAAATTTCTTCAGCTCAATATCATTTAAAGGCACAATTGTTACTTTTACAGGCAAATGAGAAATTCCCATAAATCCCATAACAGACTTTGCATCAATATTTCTTACACCATACGCAGCGTTCACATCAGATTTTAATTCACTAATTTCAGCAACAAATTCTTCTGCTCGTGTCAAGCTATCGCTAAAATCTAATGTAAACTTTGTTTTTTGCATTGGCTCAACATCGTTATATAGTTTTCTTTGACCACTAATTGTCATATTCTCACCACCTTTTCATATACCCTAATATTTGTTACTGGGTTGTTCCATTTTTTACTACAACTAGATATATCGCCATCTCGTTTAGCATTTCTGTTCAATGCTTGTCTGTCTACAATAAATTCACTTAAACAATTTGTAGATATTGTGACGATATTCGCAGAATCGGTATGTTTGTTGCTTTTTACATCTCCCATAATGCAAGGAATTACTTCCTCATTTGCTAATATCAAATCAAAATACTGTCCAATTTCACATCCAAAATGTGAACCAAGAGCCACACAATATCTCCCATTTACCATGCGAATACCATAATCACCTGTATAAGCAATCTGTTGAAGTTTGTACTGCTTACTCCCTCTACTGGTAATTGCTGTGTATGGCATCCAAGTCTTATTCTTAACATATGGAACGTTGTAGATCCTGTAATTGATTGGTTTATCAGATACATAGTCCTTATGGATATAACCAATTTTGTTATCAAGATCGACAGTATACCAAACATCATTCATAAGTTTATTTTCAATGATAATAACTTTTTCATTAGACGAAACTTGTTTGATAACTTCTGAGTTCTTACTTGGCTGCTTACGAACATTTACATTGTCTCCACTTACATACATTGTCTTGTATTCTATATGCTCATTCGATTGCATAATAGAGTTTAATTCATTTGATAACCCTGCCGTAAGACAGGGCGGTTCTTTGTTAGTTACGGTTTCAGCAGACGCAGTATGTGTAGTTGATGTTAATGCTAATGTCAATGCTGCTATTTTTGCTATATTTTTCAACTTAATAAAATCGCCTCCTTAAATACTATCCATGAGTTACATTTATTTATTCTCTTTTTTATTGGATTAATTTAATGAATCATTTCTAAGAATTGATCTTCTGAGATAATGGGAACGTTCAAAGATTTTGCTTTTTGATTTTTAGATGATGTTGAGTTGATATCATTATTAATAAGATAATTTACTTTAGAAGATATACTTCCTACGACTTTGCCACCATGAGATTCAATATCAGCTTTGAGAGCATCACGATTCTGATAATGATTTACTGAACCAGTTATAACAAAAGTCTTATTCTCTAATTCATTTGTAGTTTCTGACATAATGAATTTCTGTGTCTCAAACGTAAACTCATTTGCCAACTGAATTATATCTGAGTAATGATTTTTCCAATAAATATTGAGTGAGTTTATTAACGAATCTCCGATACCAGGCAAATATCTAAAGTATTCTGCGCCTTTAGTTGTCATTTCATTAATAAACGTGTCGAGGTCATAATCAACAGAATCTGCAATCATCATACTTGCTGATTTGCCGAGCAACGGAATAGATAAACTATAAAGAAAACGTTCAAGGCTTGTCTTACGAGATTTCTCAATAGAGTTAAGAATCTTTGTTACAGATTTTCTACCAAACCCTTCAGCATTAACCCATCTATAAACAGTATCATTATTATCTCTTATTACATATAAATCTTTAACGCAAGAAATACCAATCTCTTTAATCAGAAAACTAAGTGTTGCCTCAGATAGCCCATCGACATTAAGCGCATCTCTCGACACCGCATGGATGAGTTTACTAAGAAGTTTGCCATAACAATCAGAATTTGTACAGTATAGAACTTCTGAATCATTTTCTTTAATAATTCTTGTAGGTTGACCGCAAATAGGACATTTATCTGGAATATTAAAATTACCACTCTTGTCAATACTGTCATGCACTTTAGGAATGACCATATTAGAACGGTAGACTCTAATTCTATCTCCTATTCCAAGCATCATATCTTTAATATATGTAATATTGTGAAGCGTTGCTCTTGTGGTAATTGCTCCATTTAAGTCAACTGGCTCGAAGATAGCCACAGGATTAATTAAACCTGTCTTTGAAGTATTCCATTCAATATCTGTAAGCACAATTTCAAATAATTCATCTTCATATTTATATGCCATTGAATGTCTGAAAAACTTATCCGTTCTTCCCATAGATTCTGCAATTTTATAATCATCAACTGCCATAACAGCTCCATCATAAGGGATATTATGTGAATTTGCTGATTCTCTTATTTGATTTAATAAGATTGCTAACTCTTCTTTTTGATTAATTCTAGGTGATTTCAGTATTGGGATAATCTCAAATCCAATATTTTTAGCCTTGAATAAATCTTCACTAGGAGCTTTATGTTCAAAACCTTTAATAACTCTCCAAGCAACAAATCTCATATTTCTGCTTGCAGCTTCTTTGCTATCAAGTAACTGCAATGAACCAGATACAAGATTTCTCGGATGTTTATACTTCTTATCTTTTGGTAATTTATCATTGATCTCTCTAAAAGTGTCCCATCCGATAATTGTTTCGCCATCAATAATAAGTTCATCCTTATATGGAATTTCCTTTGGTACGTTCTTTATTGCTAATACATTCTGAAGGCATTCAGTACCTCTTACTCCATTGCCTCTAGTTTCTGCACCGATTAACTTACCATTAATATAATGAAGAGATGTGGTAAGACCGTCTGCTTTTACAGATAAGAAACAATCCTTATTCCCAATAAATTCAATTAACTCATCTACTGATTTTGTTTTATCAAGTGAAAGCATTGGATGATTATGCTCTACTTCTTTTAATTCGTCTGCAACTGAATAACCAACATTATGTGTTGGACTGTTAGATAATACAATGCCAGTCTCTTCTTCAAGATTTATTAACTCATCATACATTTTATCCCACTCATAATCAGGCATGATTGGATTTTGGTTATAATAAGCATATGAAGCATTATTTAAATCTTTGATAAGTTGTTTTATTCTTTCTAACTTATCCATTTACTTCCTCCTTTCTAATTCCTAAGAAATGAACATTTCTTCTACTTTTTCGTCCTATAAAACCTTTATAAATCAATGGTTTTCAGGCTTCCCATCGTACATAATCAGCTCTTCTGCATATGGAAGTGACTCTACCCACTTGATAAACGACTCTGACCACTCTGTAAGCTTATGGTTTCTACGCTGAAAGTACATATTACGAACATTTTCATAATTCATTGTAATTGTACGCTTCTGTAACCATGACTCTGGAAGCCAACGTATAAGCTCTTTCCAATATCTCTTATCTTTTGTTTCAAGATATTTTTGACGCAGGTTCTCAAGAAAGTTAATGAACTTATGTACTTCAAAATCCACTGTACTATAATCTACTTCAATATTTGAATCATATGTTTCTAAGCACTTTAATTCTTTCTCATAGTCGTCAATTTCAAAGCAGCCTAATGTAATAGGTTGACTCGTAATCTTGTGCATTGTGCTTGTAGAATTAGCAACCGTTCCTACTTTATAAGTATCAAATTCTTTCCACCAATAAAGAGGTGGTGTAATATCAACCGATACAAAAATCTGTCGCATAAACTTTCTATGCTCATTCCCTGCTTTAATAAGAGTCTGTGCAAGCTTCATATCGTTTTTACCGATGTAGAAATTAACTCCATACTCAGTAAAATAATTTTTTAATTCTTCATGATACCAAGTACCATCCCAATATAATTTTCCGCTATCACTTCTATCCCAACTATTCTTCGGATTTCTAAGACCTCTAAAGGCATTTTCGAAGTTCATTACTGATGTGTTTGAAAATTTCATAATTATATTCCTTTCCTATTTTATTCACAAAATGTCTGATACTACGATTACATTTATTTATTTCATTTCATAATGTTTTGTAATTAGCTCATTATAAATATTTATTCTCTTCCTGACAGTGTTTCGCAAACTTCATTGCTTTTTCACACTCTTCAACAGTGCCGATGTTTTTATATTTTCATATTCAATAACATCTGTGCATGTTTTGAATTTACAATTATATGCATACTCAACAAACTTGTCCCAATTCAGCATAACTTGTTCATATACATCAATCTTTCTATCAATATTTGTTTCATTGTCATGATTTAATACTATTTCCCATTCACATTTGCCCCAAAAATAGTATTGTAAAATATGCTTTAGCTGATCTGAAAATACTTCTTTTGTCAAATCACATTTAAGTAGCACACTGAATTCTTTTTTAAAACTACTATGTTCAAAAATATTATATGTATTAATTTTTTTACGATTTACATCATAATAATAAACGTACCACTCGATATTAATCACCTCCTGATTATTTATTCTCTTTTTCTTGTGTTAACAGAATCAATAACCTATCTATTAATTTATTTTCTAA